TTTAACTGGTCTTTTGTTCGTGATCTGGACTATGGTGGGTTAGGGGGAAATCGCAGTTGGTGCGAAGGCCCGAACGGTTCTGTTTACTTTGTGGAGTATGATGCAACTGGTGGAGGCAGTTTCTATAAGATTGTACGAAATCACAGATTATGGTGCATCTTTTGTCTCAATCAACCAATGGGTAGGCGCTATTAAGCCTGGCCACTGGGTTCGGTTTCTGGGAGGTTATTTGTATGTAGGTGTAGGTGATTCCGATAGCGAATCAGGTATTATACGTTGGGACTTTATCGGTGATTGGGCCGACATCGGTAATACCGCACCAAAAGACGTAAGTGCTTCAGGGTTCATAGGTGTAGGTGGAGATCAGCGGTATCGTTGCACAGATTTAATTGAATTTAACGGTAAGCTATACCACTTTGCCGATTCTAATAACACAATAGCAGGAAGCGCAGGCATTTATCCATTTGAATACGCCCTTACTAACTGGATCAACATAAACAACGAGGTGAGAGACTTCTCTGAGTATGCTGGTTATTTTGCATTAAGCACACCAAGTCAAGCTCTCTTTATACCTTACGTTTCCTCGACAGGCGGTGTAGATAATGACATTACAATATGGGCTGTTAATTCCAATTCTTCTTGTGAGCAAGTAGCAGTCTTTCGCTGCCACGACAGTAATGCACAGAAGAATATTAGGTCGTTCTTTGCTGACGGTGACAATATATACTTAGGAGTTACGCCCGCGGCTGGTGATAATAAAACACAGAAATCAACAGCCGTTATACAGAACACAGCGGAGGAGTTTAAAGGCCCGTTCTTGGATGTTGTTCATCCTGTTTTTTGGTGTAATTCCACAGGAGATAACGCTAATGATGGCAGTGACCCAAGGAATGCAAAAGCTGATATAGGAGATGCTCTTAGCTCTTCTTCAACTGACCGTATTTGCCAAGGCGCTTGTGTAATGGCTGAGGATTCTACATATAGCGAGACAGCCTATACTTATGGCAGCTGGACAACCACTCAATATGCGGCTGAGAATGTTTACACACAGCTAAGAGGGGCAGGTCGAGGAGCTACAGTCTACACACTGACGGGCGGTACAAACGGTTTGACTCAAGGAGGCTCGGTCTCTAAATTACTAATTAGTGATATGACTGTGGATTATGACGGCAATGAGAACGGCTCTTTGTGGATAGGCAACACAGGCGCAACGGGTGAGATGTACGCACAGGACGCTGTATTCGGGGTTACAGGTAACAGCTACCGACGTTGTATTCAGCCAAGAGATACCGATTGCCAGATATACCGATGTCATCTAAATCAAGGTAGTGACGCAGATACATCATTAGTAATAATGCCTGTCAACGGTGGTGGGTTATACAATCTGCTCAGCAAATTTTTGTGCTTGTGTATTTAAGGGTGGGGTTCAAGGTGCTTTTATGTATAACAATGCAGCTTTTGAAGCCTACCAATGTGCGTTTGTAAACTTTCTTGACTCAGGCATAAGAACTTTATCAGGCGCTACGGTACTCCCTATAGCTAAAGGTTGCTTCTTCGCTACAACTTCCGACTTGATAACAATATCGCCCTTCGATGATGACGCAGGTCAAACTTGGACAAACACTAACAATGACTACAATATCCTATACGGTTCTTCTAGCGCCCAAGGCGTAGCAAACACAGAGATAGGGACTAATAGTTGGATGTTTACTGCCTCGGAAACGTACAACCCTCGTACTGCTGGGGTGCTTTTTGCAGATCCTTTAAACTTAGACTTCACACCTACTACACAGATGAAGAACAGTCGTAGACTGCCTCAGAAGTATACTGATTACGGTTATGACGGTGTGGCTTTTAGCAGCGAGCCAACCATAGGGGTGTACGGGGACGCTACGTGGACACTGAACATCGCTGGCGGTGCAAGCGACGGTATGATCTCCTCAATGATTAAAGGATAACTCATGGCTAAGCCACGAGACTACAAGAAAGAGTACAACGAGTACCACAAGAAGCCCGAACAGCGTCGACGAAATGATGGACGCAAACAGGCTCGAAGAAACATGGTTAAGATCCACGGCAAAGGCAAACTAGCTGGTAAGGATGTAGACCACAAGAATGGCAACGCGAGGGATAACCGTCCCTCTAACCTAAAGATACGGTCGGTGAAAGCCAACCGTGGCGACAAGAAATAGGATCAGCTATGTCAGTTGACTTTAGAATATCGAAAGATAATCCCAAGGGGTTCACTAACTTTGTGTACCTCATCTGGGATCATCTAAGCCTCCCTGAGCCAACCCCCGTCCAAGTGGACATCTGTGACTTCCTACAGAACGGTGGCTCTAGGACGGTGATAGAGGCATTCAGGGGGGTAGGTAAGTCCTACCTCACCTGTGCCTTTGTCGCTTGGGTCTTACTTAATGACCATGAGCACAAGATAATGGTTATCTCTGCGTCTAAACAACGTGCAGATGACTTCTCCACCTTCGTTCAACGGCTAATGATGGAAGTGCCTATACTAGGACACCTCGTAGCCTCTAGCGAACAACGATGGAGCAAGATCAGCTTTGACGTTGGCCCTTCACAAGCCTCTGGTTCCCCTTCGGTTAAGTCCGTGGGGATCACAGGGCAGCTGACGGGGTCTCGTGCAAACCTAATCGTCCTTGATGACGTTGAAGTACCAAACAACTCTATGACAGTCCTTATGCGAGAACGCCTTGCAGAGGCCGTCAAAGAGGCTGACGCGGTGTTAAGTCCCAATGGTAGGATCATGTACCTAGGGACTCCACAGACCGAACAGAGCCTCTACAACACCCTTACAGACCGTGGGTACCTAATGCGTATCTGGCCTGCTCGGTATCCTAGCCTAGAGAAAGCTAGAGACAGCTATGGTGATCGTCTGGCTCCTATGATCCAGAAAGGTATTACCGAGGTTTCTATAGGGCAGTCTACAGACCCTAAACGCTTTACCAATGAGGATCTCACCGAGCGTGAGCTGAGCTACGGACGTAGTGGCTTTGCTATGCAGTTCCAGCTAGATACATCGCTATCTGATGCTGATAAATACCCTCTCAAGCTGTCAGACTTAATAGTCATGCCAATAGATAGGGATAAGGCAGCCGAGAAGCCCATGTACGGCCACTCACGGCCTTTAAATGATTTACCTAACGTAGGCCTTAGGGGAGATCGTTTCTACGCCCCAGAGGCTCTGGAGGGCTCCTACGAGGACTTCTCTGGATCAGTATTAGCCATTGATCCCTCTGGTCGAGGAGCGGATGAAACCTCTTATGCTGTCGTTAAGATGCTGAACGGTTTCTTATACGTCCCAGCCTGCGGGGGAATCAAGGGTGGCTATGAAGAATCAGCACTAACTGAGCTGGCTAACATAGCAAAAGACCACAAAGTAAACTACGTACTTGTCGAATCTAACTTTGGTGACGGTATGTTTAGTGAACTATTAAAGCCTTACCTACGTAGGATTTACCCCGTAAGTCTGGAGGAAGTCCGACACAGCCAACAGAAAGAAGTACGCATAATCGACACATTAGAGCCCATAATGAACCAACATCGGCTCATAATTGATCCCAAGGTTATCCAAGGGGACTACGATAGTGTACAGGGTCTACCACCTGAGAAGGCAGCACAGTATATGCTCACCTATCAGATGACACACATCACAGCCCTACGTGGTGCTCTCAAGCATGACGATAGACTGGATGCCCTAGCGATGGCTGTAGCTTACTGGACAGAACAGATGGCCTCTGACGTGGATGAACAGATGCAGGCACTAGCTGCCGAGCGTCTACAGCACGATCTAGAGAACTTTATTAACTCACAAACCAAGAGCTCACTAACATGGACTTAAAAAACGCCCCAATGGTAAGGGTTACTTGGATAGATGCCCAAGAAACCAACGCAGGGTGGCAAAGCCTAGAAGAAATGCAGGCAGCCCCCTTAGCTAAGTGTCAAGAAATTGGCGTATTAGTTGTTAATGACTACGATAAGGTAGTTGTGTGTCGCTCTAGGGTGATAGACGATGGCTTTGAGGAAGACTTTGAGGACATGGGTGGAGCCTGTATAGCCATCCCTAAGAGCTGGGTGGTCAGAATAGACCGTTTAGCTTGCGTAGGAGCTCTTCAGGAGCCCTCAGGGAGCTTTGGGGGCTTAGCCTGTGCGATGGCCTACCCTGAAGGAAGTGACCTTTAGAGAGCCATACAGAGCCTCTGAGCTATATGTAACTGGGAAGGGGGATAAGCAGGGAGAAGTAACGCTCTGCTACCCCCATAAATGGGGCTATGTAACCCATTGATTCCTAAGGGTATCTCTGATGTCCACCTTATAGAGGAGATAGATACCCCCCGCCCCCTTTGCATATCTATAG